TCGTAAATTTTTTCATTATTTATGTGAAAAAGATGATGAAGTAGGTCCTTAGTAAATATATCACAAAACATTATTCTTATATCTTGAATACTAAAGTATTTCAACCAAGGATTTAATATTGGAGTTTTTCCGTAAGGGTACACTGCAATATAATCTATTAAAGTATCATTAAATTTCGTTATTAAATCCATTACTATTTAAATTATAATATTTAAAAAAATTTTTTCAATTTTTTTCTAAATTATATTAATGTATATAGAAAATTTTATGCCAATAAGGCCACGCACAAGACTTGATGACTTCACTGGTTTTGGTTTTACTCATAGAAGTGTTGGTCATAATGCAGAAACAAATAAATATGTCTATGATAATAATTACTTTATTAAACGTAATAATGTTAATTACCAAGTTAATTTGGAGCAAATACCATTTGATGTTCAAGAAAGATTAGGATTAAGAACTCCAAATGAACCAAGACCTGTAGGTGGTTCTACTTTTTCATTTGATAATAATACAGGTCTCATATATTCTACAATACCTAATGCACATTCTTCATTTTCTATTTTTGACCCAGTAAGCAGATATGGATTTAGTGGTGAGCAACGCAGTTCTCTTAATGAAGATTATACTTATTATTATACACAAGATGATGAAGGAATTCAAATGAAAACAGTTTCATACGTTCTACCAGAACTTATAAAAATTAATTTACAAAATGGTATTAGAAAGAATATAAGTCAGAATTTTATACTTCCTGAAGACCCAACTCCAATACAGACTAGTTATAAAAATGACCCTCGATGCCCTGATAGCTGTTGGTATTGTACTTGTGACCCTGAAAAAAAGTTGTTAAGTGAAAAATTATATCAAGCAGTTCAAAAAAATCCTGACCCAAAATATCCTAGGGGATGTAGTGGGGTGGGAAAAAGTTGTTTATGTGCAAAATGTCCTAATCTTGATTTAGTACCCAGTATGGCACCCAGTATGGCACCCAGTATGGCACCTAGTATGGCACCCAGTATGGTACCTAGTATGGCACCCAGTATGGCACCTAATATTTTTCCTGCATTTACCCCTAGTTTCGCACCTGGTATTGCACCCGGATACACTCCTGCAATAGATGACGATACATCCCCTTCTTTTTGGGAACAAAATAATTACATAATATTGGGCATTATTGCATTAATAATTATTATAATTATTATATATTTTTTTATGAGTAGGAATAATAAAGATGAATAAATAAATTAATTAGTTTGAGCATATGAAATACTTTTCCAAATTGTAAATAATCTTAATAATATCATTATTTAAAATTACAAAGCCATCTAATGGATTATCGTAAGATAATTCATTAATAAATGCATAATAGTCAAAGACTGCTACACAACCAAACAAAAGCCCGTCCACTTCTCTTCCTACAGTTTTATCATAAAATCTAGCCCTTATCTTTTTATTATCCTTAATATTTACAAAACAAATTTGATAAAAATCTTCATTTATAATTGAGCCTAAAGTAGTTAATATTTCTGAATCAATAATATCCAAATCTTCTTTTATTTCTACTATCAAATAATTATAATCTAATTCAAATTTACCAGTTCCTAATACATTTAATCCTGATAATTGATTGATTACACCTTTAAGACTCTTTGATTCTTCACTGCTTAATTCAATTGTAGATGGAGGGTCAGATAATTCTATATAATTCTTTGTTCCATCAACTTTGAAAGAATTTTTATTATTAAGTTTTCCTGATGTAATTTTATACATTTTATTTAGATATTTGACTATAGCTAGTACATCATTACCATTTGCTTTAGTCTCATTACCGTATTGGTCATAAGTGTCCCAACTATAATTTTTATTGTCAATAGTTAATAATAATATATTATCAACATTTGCTTTTTTATTATATTTTTCATCTTCTATAATTAAAAATTTAGTTCCAAATATAGTTTTCTCTAGATTCATCGATTCATCCATTTCATAATATAATCCTGCTGTTTTCCCTATTAACCATGGAACCCATAAAAGGATTTCTTCTTGATTAGATTCAACTTTTAAAAAGGTGTTAATATCTGTTTTATTTTGGAAAAAATTATCTTCTAAATCGTTTAATCGTTTCTTAACTTTATTTAATCTCATTGAAAAATCTGAAACTATTGCAACTGGATTTTTAAATGCATACATCTTAATTAACTGGAAAGTCTTTTTAGATAAATCATTACTTACAATGAGTGGTTTATTGATTTTATTTTCAAATAGATTATTTAACAAATTAAAAGTTTGTTCATCATTTGAAATTTCAATAATAATATCAGCAGCTTCATTTATTTCCTTGAAAAAATGAAATTTATTACTTTCAAAAGTAGTTATAGTTGAAACTTTTGTTTTAGAATAAAGATTATAAGCTTCAAGTAAGCCAACCAATCCAGAAATCATATCAGTCATTTCATAATAAGAAAAACTTAGTCGGATGTAACCACCAGGTCCTGGATAAAATTTTACTTTACGAGTTTCAGCAAACTTTAGAAAGTTACTAGAATCATCTATATTTAACTTTAACCAAAAGCAAGTGCCTCCTTGAGGTTTCTTAAATTTAATATCTTTAAAATTTATAGTAATAAATTCATCCATAATATTACACTTGGTTGTTAAAGTATTAATAGTATTAGCCAGTAATTCATCTATAGAATCCATCATTTCTTCTAAGATTAAAAAACCCAATGGATTTAAACTTCCACCTGTTTTTAATAAAGCCATCTTATTTAATCTTTCAATCAAATCATAATCTTTCCTATTTTGATAAATCCAACCAACCTTTAAACTAGGTCCAATTATTTTAGAAAAAGAACCCAATGAAAAAATCTTGGAATGATAATAAGCCAGAGGATAAAAAGTATTTTTCTCATTAAAATTTAGAAATTGATAAGCTTCATCTGCTATTACAAAAAACTTATCATAGCGTGAACATAAATTAGATAATTTTTCTCGCTTCTGAGAAGAAAGAGTAATAGATGTAGGATTATGATGCATTGGAATAGTATACAAGAAAATCTTGTTTTGAAGATTTCTATCGTCATTTTCAACAATAAATTTAATCTTTTCTTCTAAAATTTTTATATTAATTCCGTCATCTTCCATAGGAACATAATTAATATTTAAACCGTATTGCTCAAATATATTTTTTAAATTTTCACAAATTGGTTCCTCTACAATAATTTCATCACCACTTTCCATAAAAACATCCATCAATAGTTGAATAGAATTAATATTTCCATTAGTCATATATAGTTGATTTTCTAAAATATCAATTTCATATTTTTTAGAAAGCCAATTCGCTAATTTAGTTTTATTTGGTGTTACACTTGATAATATTTTAGGATTATCCATATTTATAATATTAGATAAAGCATTGTTGAAATATTCCAAGGGTAAATCGTTAGTACAAGGCTGATTAAGCGCAAAATTTATTTCTGAATTTATAGGCATTATGAATAGTTAATTATTATTATTTTTGTTTTGTTCAACTTTTTTCTATATATGTGTATATAATAATGATATTAGGTGATATTTCAAATGCAAATAATACTTTAGATTTTATCCAGATTTTTACAGCCGTCCTTATTGTTGATTTTATTGTTATATTAATAGCAAAAAAGACTAATAAATTTGGTAAAGTTATAAATGTATGGTACGATCAATTAGGAATGACAGCTGTATTATTAGATGTATTTATTATAGTTATAGGAATAATAATAACTAGATATATTTTTACTTACTTTCAAATACCCTTTAATGCAACCTATTTTATTTTAATAGCTTTAATAGTTCAATTAATCCACGATATATTATTATATTTATTAGTTATTGTACCAAGTAAAAAAGGAACAAGTCAAGTAGTTGATATTTATAAAGATTATGCTGATGAAAACGGCAATAAAATTTTATTAGCTGATTCAGCTATGGTATTAGCATCATGTTTAATAGCAATGCTACTTAAACAACAAGATAATCACGTTTCGATTAGTTTGATGATTTTGGTAATTTATCTGATTCCTTATTATGTTTATTCTAAATAATTTATATTTAAAAACTTTAAAAATAAATATTTTCTAAATATTATATATATGAGTGAATCTACAGTCACATTTCGTCACGAATACTCTGAATCTTTCAAACTTAAAGGAGTAAAACACCTTATCAAACAAAACATCATTGATGGTTCCAAAGGCTTAAGCTTTATGTTCCTTAAAAAAGTAGGTGATGATGATTTCTACAAAGTTTATGCCATGGAAACCGATGGTAAATACAAAGTAGAAGAAACTAAAGGAGAAAAGAAAACTGAATCTGAACTTTCCGAAGCCGATGTAAAGAAAATGTTGAAATCTAACAAAGACTTTGACTTTGTCTTAAACTACATGGATAACGATCGTGGAAAATACAAAGGTAAAGTAATGAGAGGCGGTGCCCAACCTGATCATGAAAATCCCATGATGCCTATGCCTATGGAACAAGACGGTGGTGCTAAGAAAAGACGTTCCAGAAAATCCTCCAAGAAAGCCTCTAAAAAAGCCTCCAGAAAAGCCAGTAAAAAAGGAAGTAAGAAAATGACTGGAGGTGGAAAGAAACGTTCCAAGAAAGCTTCCAAAAAAGCTTCTAAAAAGGCTTCCAAGAGACGCTCTAAGAAAATGACTGGAGGAGGAAAGAAACGTTCGAAAAAGGCTTCTAAAAAGGCCTCCAGAAAAGCTTCTAAAAAAGCTTCCAAGAAAGCCTCAAGAAAAACTCGTAAATAAATTAAATCTAAACTAAAGTAATGAACTTTAATTTAACACAAATTATAGTAATATTATTAGTAATTCTACTAATAATATTTTTGTATCGTTATGCAATGGACTCTCCATATCGCATATCATCTGAAGTAGCAAAAGAACTTTTACAAAATGGTAAAATTGATTTAGTATTAGATGTTCGTACTAACCTAGAAAGAAATACTCTTGGATATTATCCCGGTTCTGTTCATATTCAAAGTTCTGATTTAGAGAAACGAATGCCTTCTGAATATCCTGATAAAAATATAAATATATTAGCTTATTGTAATTCTGGACAAAGAGCAAGAATGGCTACCGAAAAACTTCATGAATTGGGATATACTAATTCTGCTTATATTGCTTCAACATATTTAGCTCTTTTATAAATAAATTAAATTCTCCTAAAACCCCAATGGTCTGATTCATTAGCGTGTTCAACTGCCTTTGATTTCCCAAAAAACTTTTCCTCACAAGTCTTACACTCTAGTTGCATTTTTTCCTCTTCCTCTGGAGTAAATTTCTTGGGTTTTTCAACTGGCTCCTTCATATTTTTAAGAAAGTCCTTTACTTTGTTAAAAGTATCCAAATCATTACTTTTAAACTTTGTTATATCGGTTAATGAATCCGCTGACTCACAGACATTCATCACCAATGGGTCATAATGAGTTCTTGTCCATATAATATAAATTCGGTATTCATAAGGTCCTCCTATAACATATATGTCGTCACCTTCAATATCAACAACACAAATTTGGATTTTAAAAATTATACAAAATATTTCCATCTCATTTTGTCCACCCCAAGTATTAGATTTAGCAATGGTTTCAATGTACTTTTCTTTAATTGAAGTTGCATCGTCGTTATTACTTGGATGAAACCCGTGGTCATCAATCGCCATCAAACAAGACTCTTCTACTTCATTATTTAGAATATAATCAACAATTAAATTTCTATATTTCTTTGCACTTTCCTCATTATAATTAGTTCGATCAGTTAAATAAGCAACTGATGAAAATAAGCACGAATGATCGTGATCAACATCTCTACGTATTATTTTAGACATAACCTTATTGATATGTGTATAATAATAATAAAATTCAACTTTTTTTAGACTAGTTCGAAAAAATCAACGATTTTTTCGAATTTAGTCTATAAGGGGACCCCCGACTAATTTATTAAGA